GTGCTGCTCCAGCAGGCTGCTGTTGGGCAGCCATTTGTGCTTGAGCTTGCTCCGCAGCCGCAGCTATGCGGGTCTGATAAGCGAGTTTGTCCCGAGATGGAATAAGTTCGTCCACAGGCATTTGCAACCCTTTAGCCACTTCACGAAGAATCGCGGCGCGACCATCCCGACCCATAATCGACATGTCGATTTCATTGGCGGTTGCGTTGAGGAATTCGATGCGGCGCACGTTGACAGTCTCTTTGACAGCCAAGTTAACTGCGCCACGGGCCACGACTTGCACGTCGCCCTTGATAGATTCGTCCTCGTCATAGCGCATGTTGTACACGAACTGACGTTGGACAATAGGCTTAATCACATCACCGTCGATGTGACCAACCACCTGACGGATGCCTTTACCAGCAGCACCCATCAACATAGAAAGACCAGACGACGTGCGGCCTGCGCCTTGCACATCGGTGTTGCCGTATAGGTAGGCAGGGATACCAGAGTGGTCATCTGCCAAACGAGCAAACTTATCGTACACAGCCACCAACGTGTTGGCGTTGTCTTCAGGCTGTGTGAAGCGTACAGCAGGTGCACTCGAACCCACAGGGTCGTTGGTCACTTGCCAAATCTTCCAAGGTGACATCTGTGTGATGTCCTCGTTCGGAGGAATACGCTCTAGGTTCACTTCGACCTGAGGGCCAGAAGCAATACCCATGTTGTTCACGAGAGCACGAGCCGCTGCGTTACAGACGTTCTGAATGTCCTCGATGATTTCGGGAATACCCTTACCCCAGAACGCGCCGGGGCACTTGATGAACGAAGTCTTGCAGTAAGGCTTCTGACCCAGTGGGTCATAGTTCAACACAGCCTTGATGACGTAGTTACCAATCATCCAGACGTTGGCATCGTACTCTTGGGCTTCATCAGGAACTTCTTCCTCAGTCAGACCCCACTCACGCAGCATCTTGCCGGAGACTTTGCCCCAGAACTCAAGTGCATCGAACACATCGGTCGGACGCATGTACGAGTAGAACTTGCGTTCCTCCTCGTTCTTGATGAGTTCCACGTCTTCGTTAATCCAAGATGGGCCTGCGCCTTCTTCTAGGATGCGACGGATAGCGTCCTCGTCATACCCCGGCACACCAATAAGGTCTGACAGGTCTGAACGAGAAAGCGGGTGATGCTCAAACAAGTACCCTTCTTCGATACGGGTGATGCCCGGCTCAGGGTAAATACGGAAAGGGTCAACCCTCTCAAACTCAGGTGCGAGGCGCTCAGTCGGCTCAACAACAGTACGACCTGCCACAGTCTTCCAACCGAGCGTACGCTGACGGCGCACAATCGGGCCTTTGATGAAGGCAGCAGGGAAGGTAACGAGGTCGGTGATGAAGTCGTTGAATGAATCAGCCCAGCCGCCTTGAGCGAACTGGTCTTCAATCTTGAGCTTCATCTTGTCAGCACGGTTCTGTGCGTCTTGCAAAATCTTGAAGCGATAGTCTTGGGAGACCATCTCTTTAATCTGTGCCATCTCCTCTTTGGTAGGAGCTTTCTGATTCTCCTGCAACATCGTCAGCACTTCGTTGGCGAAGATGTCTTGAATCTCTTGGCGGTCAAGCGGAGACAGGTCAGGAATCGGAGTAGGCGTAATATCCCACGGTGGCGTACCACTGTCGAGCAAGATGTCGCGCAGCCAAGACTCAGCAGCCCGGCACTTCACTTCGGTAATCATCATGTAGATTTCTGAGCCGCCTTGCTGCTTAATCTGCTGCAACTTGTCAGGCTCATACTGTCCATTACGCTGACGCAGCGCACGGAGCATCTCATCTTCAATCGGCTTCTTAGCAATCTTCGCTACATCCCAGCACATACGAATATGTTGGGACAAGCCTAGCACCATTGGTTGGTTCTGGCGTTCCTGCAAAGCCTGCGCCGCTGCTTCCTCGTCTTGCTTGTCGAGTTCAGCGTTGGAGACTACACGAAGGAAAGTTAAACCTGCCATAGCTTAGTCGTCCATTTCTGGACGTTTGTTAGTTTTCATCTCTTGGACTTCCATGATGTCTTTGATAGTCATCTTGGGCTGTTTCCATTCCATTGCTGGATATTCTTTGGGCTTACCTGCGAGGCCACTGTTATCCATCTTCTCGTTGTCCGAAAAGATTTGGGAAGTCTTAGTAACTTTAACCTTTGTTGCCATCGTAGCCTCCTGATTCACACACTACCACATATTGTAGGGTGCACATAACAAGAAGTATACACACAGTCAAAAATAAATTACAAGCGAAAAAATCCCCAAGGTCGTGAGCCTCGGGGATAAAGGTGACAACTGCAATGAAAAAACCAGTCTCCATCATATCAAGTCCAACCCGCTGACGCAACCGACCGAATCTCGCGCCGTTGTGGCATCCCCTGTCCTTCGCCCACTGAGGCGATGTGCAGCATCAAGTACTGCAAGGCTTCAGCTACGTGGGAGTGTTTGTTCTTGTCGATGTCGCCGTCACCCTTGGGTTTGTAGCGATACCCACCCATCATGGCGGCTTTAAGCTGTGTGCACCCGGGGTCGAGCAGGAACGCTGGGTCTCCGTCAACTTGACGCATGAGGTAGTCGTCCACCGCATTAAGGCGGGCTGACACGTTGTTGGTCTTGGCAGGTATGACTTTCAGTCCCTCAGCCTTGATGATGTCTACTGCGCTGCGCTCGTCGGTCTGCGCCCGCTGCACACCCGCAGGGTCAACAACCACAAGCAGTGGTGCACCGCCGAACTTCTCATAAATCATGGGCTTGAGCATGGTGCGCACGAAACGCTGGATACCCATGTCAAACGATACACACTCGCCAAGTATCAGTGCGCGGCCTCTCGGGTCTTGCTGCCCAATCACTGCGGCTGGGGTTAACCCTAAGTCCATACCGATAACGATGGGGCGTACGCCGTTGGAGATGAACCGCAGCCGTTGCTTCGCCATGTGGTAATCCGGTCTGAAGTATTTGTACACGGGCATACCCGCAGACGACAGACCATACTCACCGTCAATGTATACACGGACGTATTCTTCCGAACGACCTTGGGTATCGTAGTACCCATCTGGCAGATTCTCCACGTTCTCTGCGTAGATACTGCGACCGGACGGTTGCTTGAACACATCCCAGCCGTTGTCGTTGGCAGACACGCCATCTTTGGGGTCAAGCCCCTCCATCTGGTAGTACCACCACGTATCCATAGTCGGTGGGTTGGTGTCGCCCCACATCCCATGCCACGTCGGGCCACCGTCTTTGGCAGACGGGAAACGCCCGATACGCTTAGACATCGCATCAACAATGTCGGGGTGAATGTCTCGGCACTCGTTGAACCAAGCAAATGTCAATTCCAAGGAGTTCAAGTTGGCTACGTCATCCGCATCATCAAGGGCACGGAACATAATCTCGCACTCGATGTCGCCCACTTTGAAGAAGTAGGTCTTGGTAGTGCGCATGTACTGACCACACTGCCCCGGCGGAAACCAATCCAAGAAGGTCTTGATGGTCGTATCCTGCAACTGCCGTGCAGTCTCACGGACAATCGCCGCCCGTGTTCTACGTATGCCCTGCTGGTTGGGCTCTTGCATACTGGCCCTGCGGATAACCTCGAAGGATGAAGTCACAGACTTGCCGGAACCAACTGGCCCCATGAGTACGCGCATCTTGGCGTCTGACGCCATGAACTTCTTACCTGTAGGCGGTGGGGTGTAGTTGATGTCAAGTGCCACTGTGTACCTCCACGAGCATCACAAGGTAGCTGTTACCCTTGCGTTTGTGTTTGATGATTTTTGTTTTGTAGGACAGACTCAGCCACTTGAGGTTGGTCTCCATGTTGTGTGCTTCGCTCGATGACTGAAACCTTGCGGCTCTCATCCCTTCGTACGTCTCTGTAAAGTGGGACTCAATCGCCGATGGCAGTAACATCTGTGGCCTCAATTACGTCAGCTTCAATCGTACGAGCGTCTTTGGGGTCTGTCCCTAAGTTGATGGTGATGCGCACTCCGCCTCCACCACTTTCGTTGCTCACTTCAGTCTTGGGCTCTAAGCCACCCCACTTGACCGTGGATTTAATCAGGTCGGCTTTGACTGCGGGGGATACGGCTGGGTCGTGAATCAACATCCAAGAAGTTGTCAGGAGTTCTTCCGCCTGTGCCCGCGCTTTGAGTTTGAACGTCAGACCCTTTTCTTGAATCTCACCTCGATAATGCTCGACCTTCTTCAGAAACACCGGGTCGGCGTTGAAGTTGATGATGTCAGATGCGGCTATCTTGTGACGTGTCATGACCTCTTGCAAGGTCTCGCCGCTCCCCTCTAGTGTGAGGGCAATGTCGAACGCCAGCCTATCTGACCACTTGGTGTGGTGTAGTGGTAGGGTATCCATGCTCGCAATATAACACAGCAACTTACTTGGGTGTCAACAGATTCGGTTATATGGAGATTAGGAAAGTTATCGGTTTGAGCTAACTTTACACGTTCCTTTTTTTGGGTCTTGGTTTAAGCGGTTTACCTATATAGGGCGGGGGGTCAAAAACGCAATCCATGTACCCCCCCCGTCTGACCAAAGCAAAGCAAGCCAAAACCAAAAACAAAACCGCATTGAAGCCTTGATTTCAGGCGTATTTGACAGTTTTGTAAAGTTTAGGCAATCTGAATTTGTCGATGCAATTCGCAACGACCCGCCGAAAGCGGAATGTTCTTTAACCTTGTTAGGAGTTATACCATGAGTGAACGCACTCCGACCGCTAAGCGGTCAATCGCCCCCGTCACTGTGACGGTTGAAATCACAGCCACTCGCATCAACGAGAATGGCACTCTCAGCGGGATTACCGCCAAGATTGTGAAGCAACCCGTCAAAGGCAACGAGTTTAAAACCTCAGTGCCACCAATGGCAGGCGGTGCAATCTACCTCAAAGCCCTGAGCCTCGACGGACTCCAAGTCCTGAGCGACGATGAGCCAAAGGTAGCAGCAGTAAAGCGTAAGTTGTTCTAACCCCAACCCCGACTGGTGACAGCAGTCGGGTTTCTTTTGAAACCATGAGGAGAAATCCAATGAAGGTACGTAAAGCAGAGTTGCACAGGTTCTGTGTCAAGTGGATAGAAGGTGATTCAATCTACTTTCGCTGGTTCAAGCGGGACAAGCAAGCCCTACAGTTCCAACAAGAGTTGATTGATGACGGAATCCCGATGCAGGATGTACGGATAACGATGAAGTGAACCACAGCAGGGGAGAAATCCCCTGCTTTACAGGAGAAACACATGAAGACGAAGATACTTGACATAGCAGGAGCAATCGTAATGGGTATAGTTCTAGGCTGTATGCTTGCAGGATGGCCTTTCTACCCACTCTAACCACACAGCCCGCCGAAAGGCGGGTTTTTTACGTCCAAAACTTTACATTTTATATATAATATATAAACCATACGCCGGGGGGTGCAGGCATGACACTTTACGCTCATAAATGTAAAGTAATGGTGGGGTACGGCAATTTAATCTATGCGTAATCTAAGCCAACAGGCTGTTTTAGATTGTTGTAAGGTTTAACTTGACACGCTGGAAGCCAGTGTTTATGCGGGTCTTAGCCATCTAGTAGTAGAGTTAATCTAAATAATCTAAATAATCTAACAATCTATGACACATACCCTTTCACGAGAGAGGTAAGCTGTAAAGTTAAGAGAGGCGGGTGCAAATGTAAGGTGCGCCATCGCAAAAAAGCATAGATTATTTAGATTGTTGAGATTTATCACCCATAAGTTGTTGATTCTTTTAGGAATTCCTAACAATCTAACTTTCGTATTTGTACTTTATCCTTGGATATGTTACTCGCGGTGTTAGATTGTTGCCTGACCTTGTAAAATTACACAACTCAGCCGACCCTCCGAAGTTAGTGCTCGCTCACCCGCCAAGCCTTGCCCAGCCTGTGTTTGCGTTTTTTCGTGGCTCGGGCAATCTAACCCTGACCCCAGCAACAACGCTGTGGTGTCAAAGATGTAATGTAAACTTTAACCAACTTCAGGAGTTATTATGCAAGCAACAGTGAAGAAGTCCATCAAGCCCGTAACCTTTACCATCACAGTGGTAGCCAAGAAGGTCAATGAGAACGGTACGTTCTCTGCCTTTGAGGTGCAGAGTGTCAAGGGCAGTGTAAAGAACAATACCTTCAAGGTACCCAAAGCCAAGTTGTTCTAACTTGACATCACATGGCAGAGGTAACCCCTCTGCCAATCTACAACGTATTGGAGGATGATATGAACCAATCAACCATTGCAGGTCTACCCCGTGTAGCCAACAACTCATGCCGTAAGCATGTACAGAATCGTGAACCGTTCAGGGGTAGCAACCTGTACGGCGTATTCTCATTGTTGGATGCAGACCAAGAAGTTTACACCGTGTATAGCTACGGGGAACACTACCCCATGTTTATCCACACCAACGGCATGTGGTTTGAGAATGAGGACAAGTACAGTCGCAGTACCTCAAAGCATCGTAGTCAAGCAAACCCCTTGCACCCTACCATCCTACTGTCAACACGGTGGATGACACGACTAGCCCTCAACGGCTATCAGGGCATTGCCAAAGAGCGCATCTTGACTACTGAACCCGCAACTATGGAGGCTTAATCATGGAAGACTATCACTTGCCCATCTGTACCCACTGCTATGCAGTGAGAGTTGAACCTCAACGCCGTAACATGACACGACCAACGTGCCTGCGGTGTGGTGAGGAAGTAGCCAAGCAACGGAAGTTTACAGTGGCCTGCAACAACAAGCAGGGGTATGAGCTTATCACTGACCCCAACCATCTCAAACAACTTAACCCCAAACGAACAACATGAAACACAGACCTCTCAAACCAATGGGGCTATCAGTCAATGACTCGGTAGCCAAACGAATCCTTCGGTGGTTGTTCACTGCCCTGATGACGGTGCTCTTTTGTACCCTCATGGCAGTTATCACCATCGAATGGATGGCAGGGTGTGGCGAAAGCTATACCGATGCCAAAGGCAACGTGCACTTGAACGAGTGTGTATTTCTCAACTTTCCACCCAAGGAGTAAACCATGAAGCGACTATTCGCCCTTCGAGATAGCCGTGGACAACTTGTCCGCACTGATGACAAACAACCGATGTACTTTGCTGACAAGCAAGCGGCACGAACGTACCGCACTAAGTTGACACAAGAAACTGGTGTGTACTTCGTGACATACGGCATTGACCATAAACTTTACAAAGGAAACTAACA